AGGTTATGTTTATGATTTGACAACAGAAAATCATCATTTTGCTGCCGGAGTTGGTAATTTAATAGTTCATAATACTGACTCTGTATTCTTTACTTTTAATTTATCAGATAAACAAACTGGTGAAAAAATTCTTGGTGAAAAGGCACTTGAAATTGCAATTGAAATTGCACAAGAAGCATGTCATAATGTATCTAAATTTTTAAAACAACCACATGATTTTGAATATGAAAAAACTTTCATGCCGTTTTGCCTTTTATCAAAGAAGAGATATGTTGGAATAAAATATGAAACAGATCCAAAAAAAGGAAAAAGAAATGAAATGGGAATTGTTTTAAAAAGACGTGATAATGCTCCCATTGTAAAAGATGTGTATGGAGGAGTAATAGATATATTAATGAAAGAAAGAAGCTTACAAAGTGCATTGCTTTTTATAGATAATTGTATAAAACAATTAATAGATGGTTTGATTCCAATTGATAAATTAATTATAACAAAATCATTACGTTCATTTTATAAAAATCCACAAGGAATAGCACATAAAGTTTTAGCAGATAGAATTGGAGAAAGAGAACCAGGAAATAAACCATCAGCAGGTGATAGAATTTTATATGCTTATTTTGTTAATAATAAAAAGCCAAAAAATGGTGAAAAAATATTGCAAGGTGATAAAATAGAAACACCACAATTTATTAAAAATAATAATTTACAATTGGATTATGGTCATTACATAACAAATCAAATAATGAAACCTTTGGCACAATTATTTGGATTAGTATTAGAAGAATTATGGATGTCACAAACTCCACCAAAACCATATCGTGTAGAACAATTAAATAATGCAATTAAAAATATAAAAAATGATATTTTTGAAATGGATCAAAAAAAAATTGATAAAAAAATTGCAAAAATAAGAGATAAAGATGTTGAAGAATTGATATTTAAAAAATATTTGATTGAATTAGAACATAAAAAAAATAAAACACAAAAAATTACAAATTTCTTTAAAATTGTAAAAAAATAATTTTAATATATATTTTTTTATTTTTATTTTTCATTAAAAAAATAAAAATACATTGAAATAAAATTACAATCTATATCTTAAAATATAAAAAGTATTAGATTCATGTAATATTCCATTTGAAACATCAACATTATTTGATGGGGTAATTGAATTTATAGTTTCATTATTTGTTATTGGATGCCTACATGTAGGACATGTATTATGTCCTGAAAACCATTGAGTGATTCCTTCTCTACTATATAAATTTCCACAACATTTCATTTTACATACAATTGTATCTGAAGAAAAATCTTCATAATATATTGGACAACTTTCGTTTTTTGGATTTTCAATATTTTCATATTTAATTTCTTCAATTGCATTGCTTATTTCTTCTCTTGTTGGTAATTGAGATGAATTTAAAGATGAAGATATATTTGTTTGATTTAATGCAGTGCTTAATAAATTTGTTATAATATCATCATATGAATTTAAATTGTCAAATGGTGATGAACTTTCGTAATTAAAATATTGAGAATTAATGTTTGGTTCATAAACATTTGTATTGAATGCATATCTCATTATTCGATTTCTCATTGTATTTGTATTTGTATTTGTATTTACATTTGCATTTGCATTTGCATTTGTATTTGTATTTGCATTTGTATTTGCATTTATTCTTGTATTTGCATTTGTATTTGTATTTATTCTTGTATTTGCATTTGTATTTATTCTTGTATTTGAATTTGCATTTGCATTTGTATTTATTCTTGTATTTGCATTTGCATTTGTATTTGCATTTGTATTTGCATTTATTCTTGTATTTAAATTTGCATTCATAATTGCAGTTCTAACATTCATTCGGCAAATAGGACATCTGCTATTTATTGTTGATAATTCCCTGCAAATACTTAAACCATCAAATATATGTCCACAAGGTAATTTACAAACCATCATATCACCTACAAATATAATTCCAGACAATGGACACATTCTATTTATTGGATTTTGCAATTCATCATATCTAACAGCATATGTATATCTTATTATTTCATTGCTAGTTAATGGTTGATCATTAGATGATCTAGGTTCTCTAATATTCATTGGATTATTTAATATTTCATCAATTGATGAAATTATTCTATTATTTTCAGAAATAAGATTTGAAAATTGTTGTTGTTGATTAATTAATTCATTTTTCAATGTTTCTAAATATTCAAATATTTCATCCATTTTTTATATTTTTTAATATTATAATATGATTAAATTTATTTAAATATATATTTTTAAATTATTATTTTTATATTTATATTTTATGTTTATTTTTAAGACATTTAAAAATAAAATATTCAAAATGTTTTAAATTAAATATATTTAAATATATTATTATATTTATTAAATATGCAAAATACTGAATTAATAAATTCTAATAAAAAAATAGAAAATTCTTTTAAACTAACTGGCCTTGCAAATTTAGGAAATACATGTTTTATTAATTCAATTTTACAAATATTACTAAGAATACCAGATTTAAATAATTTATTGGATAACACTTCATATACTGAAAAATTAAATAATAATGTAAATTCTTTAGTTTTATTAGAATGGGATTTTTTGAGAAAAGAAATGCTAAAAGAATTACATGATTTTTTATCTCCAATAAAATTTATAAAAATTATACATAACGTTTCTAGAATAAAAAATATTGATATTTTTGCTGGATATTATCAGAATGATATTCAAGAATTTTTATTATTTTTAATTGACTGTTTTCATTTAGCACTAAAACATGATGTTACAATAACAATAAATGGAAATCCACAAACAGAACAAGATTTAGTTGCATTAAAATGTTATTCAATGATTAAAAAAACATATGAAAATGATTATTCACCATTTTTTAATATTTTTTATGGAATATCAATATCTAAAATATTTAATTTAAATGGTGAAGTTTTAAGCATAACACCGGAAATATTTTCTTCAATAGATTTACCACTTCCATCTTTAGAAACAAATAAAAATCCATCATTAGAAGAATGTTTTGATTTATTTACATCAGATGAAACATTAGAAGGAGATAACATGTATTTTGATGAAAAAATGGGACAAAAAATAGTTGCAATAAAAAAAATAATATTTTGGAATTTGCCAAATATATTAATTATTGATTTGAAACGATATAATCATAGAATGATGAAATTGCAACAATTATTAAATTTTAACATTGAAAATTTGAATTTATCCAAATATGTTATTGGATATAATAAAAATCAATATGTATATGATTTAATTGGAATTTGCAATCATAGTGGAGGAACAAGTGGAGGTCATTATACATCATTTGTTAAAGATTTAAATAAAAATAAATGGTATTATTGTAATGATACTCAAGTTATTGAAATCAATGATTTAACACAATTAATTACACCAAAAGCATACTGTTTATTTTATAAAAAAAAATAATATATTTTATTACAAAATACACATTCATTTAACAAAAATTAATTTAAATATTTATATTTTATATGAATATATATAAAATATATAAATATGAAAATAAGATATTTATCAGATTTACATTTGGAATTTATTAAACCTAACAAAATAACAAAATTTATAAAAAAAATACCACCAGGAATTAATAATGAAGTATGCATATTAGCTGGTGATATTGGAAATCCATATAAATTAAATTATGATTTATTAATGAATTATATGAGTGAAAATTTTGAAAAAACTTATGTCATTGCTGGTAATCATGAGTATTATAATAAAACAAAAACGATGAATGAAACTAAACAATATTTAAAAGAATATTTTGAAAAATTTAATAATATTACTTTTTTAGATAATAATTATGAAATTTATAACAATCATTGTTTTATTGGAACAACATTATGGAGTAAAATAACTAATCCTGAATATGAAATTAATGATGTTCATTGTATTCCTAATTTTAACTATGTTAATTATAATAATTTAAATATGTTGTGCATTGATTTTTTAGAAGATATTTTACAACATAACACTGATTGTATAATAATTACTCATCATGTTCCTTCCAATTCTTTAATTGATGTAAAATATAAAACACAGAATATGTTGCCTTACAATCAATGGTTTTACTGTGATATGGATGATTTTATAGAAAAAAATAAAACTAAAATAAAATGCTGGATCTATGGTCATACACATACACCATCAAATAGCATAATAAGTGATGTGCCATTTTTATGCAATCCAATAGGATATCCAAATGAAAATAATAAGTTTGATTTTTCAAAATCATTCGAAATAAATGATTAAAAATATATGTAATTAAAAATATATATATAATTAAAAATATATATAATTAATAAAAATATATATTAATCAAATAATATATATTTTTTATAAATTATTGTGTAAATAATATATAAATGTTTACACAAAAAGAAAATATAAATCAACCTATAAATGGAAATGAAAATTATGCAGATCAATTATCAAAATCTATTAATTCTCTGTATGAAAGTGTTCAAAATAATAATATAAATGATCAAATAAATGAATTGCAAAATTCATCAAAAAAATTTTTAGGAGATATTCAAAATACTTTTAGTATGAATCCTCAACAAATTGATAAATCTCCATCAATTATTCCTCAACAAGTAAATGATGTCATTTCTTCACCATTTGCTTCATTTAAATCTAGCAATAATGCAGAACAAGAAAACCCAATTTCAAATGCTTTTACTTCTTTATTTAATGATAATAAGCCAAGCAAATCATCAACATATTTTGAAATTCCTGATAAGGTTCCATCTGAAGCATCATTAAATTTAAATAGTTCAAGTGGTTCAATTCTAGAAACTATAATAACTACAATTTTATTAATATTATGTTTAATTTTAATAGTAATTTATGGCTTACAATATTTTTATGGAATTGATATTGTAACAAAAATTAAAAATATTTTTAGTAATCACCCTGAAATAGAAATTGAAGTAAAAAAAGAAGAAGATCCTGAAAGAGAAGATGCTACCGACAATGATGTTTTGCAAATTTTAAGAAAACCGCAAGTTTTTAATATTCCAGAAAATAATTATATATATTCTGATGCAAAAGCTGTATGTAAAGCTTATGGTGCTAGATTAGCAACATATAAAGAATTAGAAGAAGCTTATGGAAAAGGTGCTGAATGGTGCAATTATGGATGGTCTGAAGATCAAATGGCTTTATTTCCAACTCAAGAAAAAACTTGGAATGAATTGCAAAAAATAGAAGGACATGAAAATGATTGTGGAAGACCTGGAATTAATGGAGGATTTATCGATAATCCAAATTTAAAATTTGGTGTGAATTGTTATGGATATAAACCAAAAATAAATAAAGTTGAAAAAGAATTGATGGAAAATGATTCAATTTATCCAAAAACTAAAAAAGATATTGCAATGGAAGAAAGAGTTGAATATTGGAAAAATAAATTAAATGAAATTATAGTATCACCATTTAATCATAATAAATGGAGTAAAATTTAATTTAAATTTTAATAATATATATTTTAATAATATATATTTTAATAATATATATTTTAATATATATTATCAATAATATATTTTTAACAACATTATTTTTTATTTTTTCTTGTTGTGTTATTATTTTTTTTTATTATTATTTTTTTAGTTGATTGATATGGTTTTTCATCATCTGAATTAGAAATTATTTTTATTTTTTTAATTTTTTTAATTATTAAATCATCATCACCATTATAATTTTCATTATTTTCATTATTTTCATTATTATTTATTACGTTAACATTTGTGTCATTTATATTATTTACATCAGTTGCATTATTATTATCATCAGAAACACTGTCAATATATCTCACTATTTTTTTTTTATAAATAAAATCATCTTCATCTCTATCTTCGTTTATATTTTTATCATCATTTTTAGTTTCATTTGTATTTTCATCTAAATTTGCATTTTCAAGCATTTCATAATCTTTTGTTTCATCATCTGTGTCAGTATCAATATATCTAATTTGTCTTTTTTTATAAATGTGAGTAGTGCTTGATTCTGGTTTTTCTTCAATGTTAAATATTTCATCAATTTCTTCTTTTTGTCCTTTTTTATATGAAATAAGTGGTTTCGTTTTTTTAAATTTTGTCATTATTGGTATTTCAATATTTTTTTGAATTATTTCATCCAAACCTCTTTTTCCAGGTTTTCTCTTTTTATATTTTGTTTTATTATCTTTTAAAAATATTTTATTTAAATAATCATTTATTGTTATTTTTTTATTTAATGCATCATTATATAAATTATTAATTTTTTGTGTTGTTACATCAATTTTACTATTTAAATTATCATTCAATATTAATTTATATGAAGGATATTTTCCTCTTTGTCTTTTAAATGATGCAGGTATTATTATTGCTGATATTTTATTATTTATTGCTGGATATGATAAAAATATTTTATCTTCATATCTTGTTTCTGCAATATATTTTATTGATATAAAAATGCTTGGTATTTCTAGTAAATTTAATAAAATCCATAAATCAAAATTTGTTGGTGTAAACCCACTATTCATTATTAATTCTTCATAAGTCATTGTTTCATCTTGCAATTGATTATTATCAATTTGTCCTTCTTCATTTAAAATACTATTTATTTGTCTTTTTTTATTAACATCTCTACCATTATTTGTATATTTTAAATATTCACCATGAAGTAATATTTTTAATTCATTTATATCTAATTTTTTACCATAATATTCTTTTAATAAATCATTAACTAAATGAAACATTACTTCATTATTTCCAAAATATGTTATTTCTTTGTAATTTTTTGGAAATAATTGTCTTGGATATCTATTAAAAATATTTTGGGGTTCTGATATTTCATAATCTTTATTATAAACTGGATTTATAACATCATTTAATATTTCTAAATTAGGATATTTTTGTGATATAATTGGATTTGCAGTATCATATGTATTTCCTTTCAAATAATATGTATTTTTTTTAAAGTAATTATTTATTTTTGCTTCGGATATTTCATTATAATAATCTTTAATCATTTCTTCTAATAAAATAATTTCATCTGGATTTATTTTATATTTTATTTTTACAAATGATAAATATGAATTTGGTTTAAAAATGAAAGATGATATTCTATTATATCTTATTAATTCATCTGCCATTTTATTAAAATATATTTGTTGATTATCTTTTTCAGTAACTAAATTATTTTTGGGAATAATTAAACCGCATTTTCCATTTATTATTGCACATAAATTTGAATTTTTAGAACATTTTTCATTATCATCTTTTATACAATTTTTTAATTTATTTTGATCAACTTTATTTGTATCATATCCATCTTCTTTAGATAAAAATACAACATATTCATACGTTATTTTTTTTAAAATTTCACTAACCATTTTTAATTTGTCAAAATATGGAACATTTTTATCATTGCATAAATTAAATAATTCTTTTCTTTTATTTATGTTTTTATAATCATTTAATAAAATTCTTATGACATTTCTAAAAACGTTATAATAATTGGTTTCCAATTCAATATCTTTTATAAATTTAGCTCGTTCTGTATCATTTGTATCTATTAATGTATTTAAATCAGCTTCATAACTATTGCCATATTCAATATTTTCAATATCATCATCATTAAGCAAATTTTTTGCAAATGGATTTTTTATTGGTATAAATTGATTTGTATTTGTTAAAAATCCAATAACAACATTATCATCAATTACTCTACAAAATCCATTTTTATTTTTGCAACTTATTTTCTCCAAATCATTTTCATTAATTTCGTAATATCCAATTAAAAAAGTTAAAGTATCATCATATGTTTTATACCAACTATTATCATCCATGTAAACAAAATTATATAATTTATTTTTGTCTTCTCTAGATAATAATGTAAGTGATGAAGGATAACAAGGAATAAATCCTTCTAAGTCATTTTGATCTGAAGCTAATAATCCAATAACCTTTCCTTCATAGTTCAATATTTGTTTTTTTATTTCATATCCTTTTTTTAACAATTTATTTATAAGTTCATCAAGAATTATTGGTTGATTAAATCTATATATACTTTTTGGAAAACTATTTAATGGAATACATTTATCATTTAATAATGGTCTTATTATTTTTTCAAATACAGATCTCAAAGTTTTTGGTAATTTTCTGTCATATTCACTAAAATATTTAATTATTTCAGTACTTTCATTTGTATCTTTATATAAATAAATTGGTTCATATATGTTATCTATTTTTGAAATGAGAATTGTTTTTTTTCTAGCATCATACATATGTGATGAATAACGATTTGTTGGACAAATTAATTCTACATCTTCCAATATAGAATTTCTTGGAACATTCAAAATTACAATATTTATTCCATTTTTCATTAATTTATTATTTGGCATGCTTAATATATCCCATAAATAAGTATGATCAACATGTGAATTCTCATTTTCTAAAAAGTTTTTAAAATTTTCAAAAGATTTGACAACTTTTATAAAAAAAGAATAATTTTTAGTTTCTTTATAATTTGTTCCATTTATTATTTCTCTATTTTTAAAAATTGAACGAAATAACTTTGATTTTAAATATTTTTTTTTTTCCAAATTATTTATTGTTACATTTGGATTATAATCATAAAATATATTAATTAAATCACCATTTTGATAACGCACATAATAATCTAATTTTATAGAATGTATAATAATTTTTATCATATCTTCAATTCTTGGAACATCATATAAATAATCTTCATCAAATTTTTTTATTAATGGTTTATTAAAATATGTTTCATTATAAAATAAATAACTTGCAATACAAGCTACGAATGATTTATTTTCACTATATTCAACACCTGTTCTTAATAAACATTCTTTATTTTTAGATAAAATATTATTTTCTATGCAGTTTTCATTTATTTCATGCAATAATTCTTGAATAGAAATTGGTAATTTTGCTTTTCTAAATTCAGGAACACTAATTCCAAAAGCTTCAGATCCAAGTATGTGCAATTTATCTTTTTTGTATTTTGATTCTTGATTCAATTTATTTCTAAGTTTTAATTGTTCTTTAAATTCATCATTATTTTTATTTAAACTGACATTGCATTTATTTTTTTGTTCCATTATTGCAGTTGTATTCCAATTTCCAGAACAACAAGGTATACATATTTCTCTTTTTTTTCCATTTTTATCAATTATAGTTGGATTTTTTTTCATTTTTAAATATCCAGGATATTGAGGTTTACCATTTTTAGTAAAAAATTCATAAACATATTTGCCTTTTGGAACTTCTTTTGCATTTTCTGGTATTATTGCATCTTCAACTTTGTTAACTTTTGGACCACATTTACCTTCCAATATTTCTTTTTCTGTAATCATTTTATTTGTTTTTAAACACCAAAAACGTGGACATGTATAATAATATTTTGTTGAAGAATTTGTTGGATCTGACATATATTCAATGAAATCTCTTTTTTCATCCAATTGATTTCCATATTCTTTCATCATGTCATTTTTTTCTTTTTCTGTTAATATTACAGGTTGTCTTCTAACATTTCCTCTCATTGGACAACTTCTTGTATAATCAATTTGACTATTATTAAAAATTTCAGGAGCACGTTGTTGTAATCTTTTTGTGAAATAATTTGGATTTTTTAATTTTATTCCTTCAGGATTGAATATTTCACTTTTTGTTTCATTGTTATCATCATTATTATTTTCTTCATATTCATAATTAATATTCATATTTGATGGTTCTTTTGTTTCTTCATAAATCTCTTCATCAGTGTCAGTATCAGTATCAAAATCAATAATTTCATTATCTGGGATATTTTTTGCACTATTGTGTTCAGAAAGTACAATCTTTTCTTCATCTTCATCACTGCTACTTTCATCTTCATCACTGCTACTTTCATCTTCATCACTTCTACTTTCATCTTCATCACTGTTACTTTCATCTTCAAAATTAGTTTCTAACAAATCATTTAAATCAAATTCTTCTTCATTTTGTTCATTTTTTGACTCTTCAGGTTCTTCATATTCAAAATCATTTAAATCAAATTCTTCTTCATTTTGTTCATTTTTTGATTCTTCAGGTTCTTCATATTCAAAAATAATTTCATTTTCATTATTTTGTTCATTATTTTCAGCAATATCTTCTTCATCATCTCGAAAATATTTAACAATTTTTTTTAAAGATTTATTATTATTTTCTTTTTCTTCATTTGTTCCATTAATGTTATCATATATATTTTTTATTATTTTTTTACTATTATCATCACTACTATCATCACTACTATCATTACTACTATCATTACTACTATCATTACTACTATCATTACTACTATCATTATTAATAATACGTTTTTTTTTTAAAAAAACAGTATCCATATCTGAATCTGAATCTGTATCTGAATCTGTATCTGAATCTGTATCTGAATCTACATCTGAATCCGTATCTGAATTTGAATCTGTGTCTGAATCCGCAGTTGATTTTATACTTATGTCAGAATTTGAATTTGTATTTAAATTTATTTTTTCATCTTTATTATTTTCTTTTTTATCATCAATTATTCCCATATTTTTTAGTGTATTTATGTATGTCTCATCATCTGTTATTTCATCTTTTATTTTTTTTGACAATCCTTTTTTCATTCTTTTTACAATTCTTCCAGGTTTTTTATTATCTTCTAGTGGTGTAATGACGATATCTTCATTAAAATCTTTATTTTTATACTTATTTATTAATATTTGAATTCTGTTACCAGATTTAATGCGTTGTAATATTTTTTTTTTAAATAATTTGCACCATCTTTCATAATCAACCTTTTCTAAAATTCCTTTTTTATTAATATATAAAAAAAAATCATGAGATTTTGAAAAATCATATTGAAATTTACTATCAAACAATATATTATTATCATCAAATTTTGTATAATTATTTATGTTCAATAAATCTAAATCTCCACCAATTTCAGAATATTGTTTTTTATATTTTTCATATTCATTTTTTAATGTTAGTAATAAATCAGTCAAAGATTTAAAATAACTTAATGAATCTTCAAATTTTTCTAAATTTGATTTATCATATATTTTCTCATAATCTTTAATATATTTTTTATATTGTTTTTTATCATTTCCTTTTGATTTTTTAAATTCATCTTTTAACTCATTATATCCATCAACTATCGATTTATATTTTTCAACTGATTTTTTAATTTCTGATAATATATTTATATATTTTGAATATATAATTGCTATTTTATAACCAATTAATTCAAGCATTTCATTTTCTTTTAATTTAAGTATTTTTACTTTTTTATTTTTTGAAGATTCATTTTTTAATATTTTTTCAGATTTTTCTATTGTTTTATTTACAGATGATATAAAATCTTCTTTTTTTAAATGATCATCTGAATCACTGTCATTTGATTTTATTTTATTTTTGTTTTCTTCTTCAATTTCTTTAAATATATCTTGATACATTTTTTCATCTCTTTCTCTTTGTTGTTGTTTTTTAGTTTTTTTATTTTTATTGAAATTATTTTTAAGTGGATGAGGATTTAATGTTGTTGATAAACTTGTTTGAGTGTACATTTTTTCATTAGAATCATTATTATTTATTATTTTTTTTTTTGAAATAATTGGTTCATCATTAATTTCATTATCAAAATTATCATTTTTTTTTATTATTTTTTTTTTTAAAATAATTGGTTCATCATTAATTTCATTATCAAAATTATTATTTTTTTTTATTATTTTTTTTTTTAAAATAATTGGTTCATTATTTATTTTATCATCATCACTATCACTATCATACATTCCTCCAAATATTTCATCTTCACTATCACTACTATTTTTTTCGTCATCAGTGTCATTCATCATATTTTTAAATTGTGACATTATTTCATTTATATCTGTTTCTTCTTCATCTTCTGTTTGTCTAAATTCACTGTATAATGGTTTTTCGTTAATAATATTTGGAACTTTATTATTTCCAATTGGTTCTTCAGAATAAGAAATAATATCATCAAATTTTATTTCTTCTATTCTATCATTTTTATTACAAATTTCTTTAATTAATTTTTCACTATATCCATCAAAACTTGAATTATCTTCAACTAATCTAATTAATGAATCTAAATAAATTTTTATTTTTTTTAAATAATTTATATTATTTATTTTACTTACTTCTATTAATAATGTTTCATCATGTGCGTTAATTTTAAAAATTATTGGAAATCCAGGATTATTTTTTAATATTAAATTTCTCTTTCTCTTACTTCCCCTTACTAATTCCATATATTGCATTATTCTTGTTATGGAGTCAATTGCTTCATCTAATGTTAAATCTTTAAAATTTTCTAATAATTCATCACGTATTTCATCAGGAGTAAAAGACTGTCCTAATTTGTCAATTATGAATGCATCTAAACTATTATATTTATTAAAATTTGAAACACGTTTGAATCTTAACTCAAACAAATCATTATTTTTACTAATTTTTTCAAAATTAAAAATTCTTGAAACACAATTTTTATATTTATTCAAATCAAATTTTTTAAAAATATTATATGTTGTTGTATAATTTAATTCTCTAACTTCAATATTGCTAGAATTTATTGTATTAAATTGAGGTAATGAAATACCACTTTGTTCAAATATTTGACTTATTTTTGGTAATATTTCTTTTAATGTTAATAATATTATATTATCAATGTGTTGACTTTTTTCTAATGAAAATTTTATTGGCTTTTCCAATTGTTCAAATGGATAAATCATTATATGTGCATTAATATCTATTTCAAAAACCATTTTATATTCATTTGAATTATAATTCACATTAAGATACATTGAAACAGATTTTGTTTTTCCAATACTTTTCGATAATTTATTTACCATTGCTTTATCAAGATGAGGCAATTTTTTGCCAGTTGTTGATAATTTATCTGTATAAAGTCTATAAATATTTTCTTGTTTTCTATTGGGATTAAATTTTATTAATGGAATTACTTCTGTGGAATTAATTAATTTAAATATTACATCTATAGGTATTGTAATATCATATTCTGGGTACAAAACAATTTTAAAATAATTTATTCCACTTAAATTATTTAATTCGTTAAATGAAGAACTTTGTCTTCTATTTATAAACATTTCGTAAAATAAATCTATTGTTTTAATATATTTTTTAACATTTTCATCAAATTTATTTGAGCTATTTTTTATTAATTCATTTTTATTTTCATCTAATTTTTCTATATTATCTATTTTATTTTGATATAAAAATGGAAAATATATTTTAGAACTATATTTATTATCCAAGTTAATTTGATAATTATATTTAAAAACATTTTCAGCAGTACATAAATATAATATATTATCAACAATTGGAGGATTATCTAACAATAAATTATTATTTAATGATGTTAATTCATGTCTTGAATTTTCTAATAATTTGTCATATTCTTCAACCAAAAATGGGTTTGAAATAAATGGATATTCTGAAGAAAATACAAATTTTTGTCCTAATGGATGAGATATATAATAATCTAAATTTTCTAAATTTAAATTTAATAAATCATCATATCCATATGAATTTTTATCTTCCAAATTAAAATTATATATTTGTTTATTTAAATCATATATATTTAATAACAATTGTTTTAATCTTAATTGTGTAATATTTAATTTGTTATCTTGTGTTAACATTTGAAATGCAGAAATTGAATTAATTTTATCTTTTATTAAACAATATAAATGTAATTCATCAATTGAAATTTCTTCATTTAATGCTTTAAATATTTTTAATTTAATAATTCCTATTGAATCATCATCATAAATATAATCATCTACAAATTCAAGATCAATATTTTTTAATTTTATTTGTTCTATTTCAGCATCAGTAAAAATATTTTTTAATGGTTTATTTGATAAATTATCATTTATAATTAGGTTTCTTAATTCTGATTGTGAATAATTGAAATTTTGTTTAATAAATATATATATTTTTTCAATTTCATTATTTCCAATCATTTTATAAATTTTAAATATTGGAATTTCATTCATTCGTTTATATATTACAAGATAAATATAATAAAAAATAAATTTGCAAAAAAATATATATTATTTTTTACGAATAATATATTTTTATAAATAATATATTTTTATGAATAATATATTTTTATGAATAATTATAAATCATATAATGGATTATCAGTAATTTTCATTCCGCAATAATCTTTAGGTTCATTTTTATAATCAACTGGATTATATATTTTTGCATCTTTTGCATTTTCTAATAAAAATTTAAAATTTTGCCAAAATTCTTGTTTATGTCCTTCTGATTTTGTCATTATATGTGCTAACTCATGTATTGCTACAAATGTTAAAGTATTTAAATCTATTAATTTTGATTGTCCTTTATTTTTTTCTAAACAAAATGCAATTTTTTCTCCTTTATTTTCACTATATGCTGTAAATTCACTTGTTGGTAATGTTTCCATTATCTTTGTTGGATTAAATTTTTGCACCAATCTTTGAACATTTTCATCATCTGGATATTTTTTACCACAATATAACACTAATTCTTTACATTTTTGTGTCACATTTGCTAATAAATTAGCTGCTAATCCCATTTTTGATCTTTCTCTAACACAATATTTTTCACCATCTACTTCTGATATTATACATTTTAAATTATATGATTCACTTTCGCCATACATTTTTAAACATATGAATATAACTAATCCAACAATTGCATAAAATAAAACACTTTCCTTATCAAATGAACTCATTATTTACTGTATTATATTTAACAAATAAAAAACAATTTAGAGATATTTTAATTTTTACACCTTTGGACATTTAAAACGACGATTTTTGCGTTAAAAATGTAAAATCAATATTGATGGTCTGACCATAAAAAATTAATAGGAAATACACTTTTATGTATTGAAACAGATGAAAATCAACACAAGAGTTATAATGGAAATAATGAAGAAATTAGATATGACGATTTATTTATGTTGCATGGAGGAAAATTTATTTATATTCGCTTTAATCCAGATAAATTTAAAAAAAATGGTAAAACTTGCAATCCAATGTTATACACTCGTTTGCCAGTATTACAAGAAGAAATAAAAAGACAGATAAATAGAATTGAAAATGAAGAAAATATTGAATTATTGGAAATTATTAAATTATTTTATGATGAATAAAATGCAACAGATTTTTATAATATAATTTATTTTTTGATTATATTATATTTTAAAATACTTTTTAATTTATTGGCTTCCTTGTCCAATTTCTAAACTTGGACGAAGAAAGTCAGGTGTTATTGTTGACTGATTCCAAATTGAAACTCCAGGAATTTGTTGTATAACTGGCTCACTTCTTATCTGAAGGTTTGCATTTCTTAGCGATTGACCCACTGTATCAATACCAATTTGATAACCAGCTTTTAATAAATTAATATTGGATAATTCACCTTTTCCTGAAGGGTTTAATTCAGCCCATTGGCTATTGGCATCACTTGGTAATAAATCGGCAGGATTTTGATTGCAAGGTGGCATTCCGGCTAAATTTCCAGAAGAATCATTGATAGATGAATATACTTCATTTCCACTAGTTGCAACATCTTCAGAAGGAGTGGGATTACCTCCTGAAGTGTTATTGTAAGCTTTATTTCTTTCTTGGGTCATCAATTCAGATCCCATTGAACCTTTCATCATTAAATTATTAAAAAACATATAACCAACATAAACAACAACAAGAGCAATTAAAACACCAGCAATGCCATTATCATTCCAAAATTTTTTTAGAGAAATATTCATTTATATAAAAATATATATAAAATATTTTGAAATTAAAATAAATAATTATTCCTAATTATTTAATTTTAAAATGCATAAAAATATTAATTGAAAAATAAAAATATCAAAATTTAAAAAAATATTAAAATGTAAAAATATTAAAATGTAAAAAATATATATATTTGTTGAATATATTTGTTAAATATATTATTTAATTTAAAAAATTAATCTTCCAAATCAGAATCATCTAAATTAATCATATTTAATTCATCAATATCAGATTCACTGTCATAAACATTATCAAGCATATACATATTTTTAATATTTTTTAATTCCATATAAGCAACAATAGCTGCATTTTTTAATTCTTTTGCTTTGTTTTTTGCTTTTTGATAAATTTCATCATATACTTGATTTCTATTTTTTAGTTTAATTGCATCATCATCATTACAAAACAAATTATCAGTAATTTCAACCATTTCATTTGAAATATTCATTTCTAAATTTTTAGGAGTTAAATCTTCAATATCTAAAACAATATTTTTTTTCAATTCATCATTTTTTAAATTCTTTTCTTCTAAATCAATGTTAATTTTAATTTCATTATTTTCTTCTTTTTTTGGTTTATTTTTTATTTCATCATTTTTTTTCATTTTTATATTATTTTTATTAACATCATCAATTTGAGAATCATTTATTTTGTTAATATTATTAACATTTGCTTTATACATTCCATTTGACTTATTTATTTCATTAACAGAAGAATTTATTAAATCATTCACATCAATTGTTTCTATTTTGTCTATTTTTTTAAATTTTTCTAAATCATTTGAAATATTTTTTTCTGAATTAATTACATTATTTGAAAAAATATTTAATTTATCATTTTCACATGAATTTATTTCATTTTTTATTATTTCATTTTTATTTGGATTTTTAATAAAACATTTTTCTAAAAAAGGATCAGGACTGACAATCATTCCTTGTTTTAAATCAATTTCAATTTGAAAGTTTTTAGAAGTAAATTTTATTCCTTGAATTTCTAAAATAGATATTAAATGTTTATCATTTGTAATATTTTCTAAATCAATTAAATTATTATTTTCATCATATATTCTTACATTTTGATTAGAATTAACTCGTATTAAATAATTTTTACCCGATTTAAATATTTTTATTGGTGATGTAAATGCTGTTTCAATGTCATCTTTTTCTAATTTAGTTTCAAACCATGTTTCACCTTTTTCAAATAAAATATCTTCACATTTATTTTGCAATCTTTCAAACCAATCAATGAATACATTGTCAAAATTTGTAAACATTAAATCGGAGTATATTTTCTTTCCATTTTTTATAAAACCTTGTTTTGTTAAACTTTTTGGTGTTTGTACATATAGTGGTTTATTATTATATAATATTTTTGTAAAATAAGATCCTCCACTAATCCCCACTGGCAATCCTAAATTTAATTTAGAAAAATCAAAATCAAATGTTGGTTCAATAATATTTTCCATAATTCTTATTTTTAATTATTTAAAGAAAAATAATAATAATATAACACGCATAAATTTATATAAATTTTTATTGATTATTTATAATCATAATAAAATGTCAAAATCAATTTTATCTCAATGCATTGATATTTTAAAAAGTGATGATGTGCGTAAAGAAATAAAAAATATATTTTCTCCTGTTACAGATTTAATATTATATGAAATATATCCATACATTTATTTAATAAGTTTTTTGGTTTTTCTTATTTTTATATTTATTTTAGCAATTTTAATTATTTTAATTATTTTGTTAAGAAATAAAAATAATACATTTCCATTATTAACAAATTAATATATTTATATTTCAAATGCTAAAATAATAATTGATTATAAAATAATTTCTTATTTTATTGTATAATGTCACACAAAAGAAAACACAGAAGAAGTAAAAAACATCATCGCAGACATCATTCAATGGCTGGAGGAAAAAATATGTTTGGAAATAGTTATGAAACTGTATCAAATTCATCAGGAAGTTCTGGTTGGAAATATGTCGAAAATGTTGCAGGAAATTTAAATCAACAGTATAATAATGCACTTATGGGAAATGGTTCAGGCAACCAACTTGTGTTAAAACAAATGACTGGTGGAAGAAGAAAAACAAGAAGAACAAGAAAAACAAGAAGAACAAGAAAAACAAGAAGAACAAGACGAAGTAGACGAGGAGGCTCAATGATTGGTGATGCAATTGTTCCTTTAGGTCTTTTAGCATTGCAACAAACATATACAAAATCATTAAGAAGAAAAGGTAAAAAATAAATATATTAATTTAAAATAAATATATTAATTAAAAATAATATAAAAATAATAATATAAATTGATAATTAATATTGTTGATGAATGAATTTAACGAAACTATGAAAAGATGGGTTGAAATAGACAATGAAATAAGAAGATTAACTGAAGAAAAAAAAGAAGTTACAGATGAATTAAATGAATATATAGATTCAAATGATATAGATAGAAAAAAAATAAATGTATCATTAAATGATAGTAATATTAAATTTGTCACAACAAAAGTTCCACAAACATTATCATTCAAGTATTTAGAAAAATGTTTAACTGAAATTATTGATAATGAGGATCAAGTTAATCAAATTATTGATTATGTAAAAAATAATAGGGAAGTAAATGAAGTTACCGGAATAAAAAGAATATATAAATAAAATATTAATTTTTCTATTTTATACAATTTGTTATTTTTATTGCAATTCATAATTTATATTTTTTATATGTAATTATATAAAGAAATACGTTTTTTATATAATTTTCAACTTGTATTATTATATAATGGATAGTAATAATTTTGTTGCATATTATGATGGAAAAAAAATTATTAGTGGTGGTTATGTTATTAATGATATGAATATTGTATCGTCACTTGCTGGAGGTAGTAATAATTTTGATGATAAAAATATTTTTGAAAATGATGATGAATTCATCATATTTGATAATACAGATAACAATAAAATTAAAAAAAATGATCCATTATATGCTATTCCTGCAGGGTTGATTTTAATTGACATTGAAAAAAATAAAATTCCATCAAGTGTTGGTATAAATTATTCCCCAAAAAATGTTTTAGATGATGATATATTTGATAATTTATATAATTCTGCAATTGTTAATAATAACAATGAAAAAAAAAATGAAAAAAAAAAATATAATAATAGGAAAAAAACAAAAAAAAATCAAAAAAAAGTTGTGGAAAAAAAAAATAATAAAAAAACAAAATCAAATAAAAAATAAATATATATTTTTATAATAAATATATATTTTATAATAAAATTAATTATTAAAAATTGAATAAATATTTTATTTTTAATGTAATGTACATGTAATATACATAATGGAATATATAATAGAATATAAAGATGAAAATATGAACTCAACTGAAGAAAATATTTATGAAATGTATTTTGATGGTTGTAGCAAAGGAAATCCTGGTTTATCAGGTGCTGGTTGTGTAATATATAAAAATGGTGAAGAAATATGGTCAAATTCTTATTTTGTTGATGAAAATGCAACAAACAATGTTGCCGAATATTATGGATTGATAAAAGGTCTTGAAAAAGCAATTGAAATGAAAATTATTTCATTGGTAGTTAAAGGAGATAGTCAATTGATTATTAGACAAATGCAAGGAGAATATCAAGTAAAAACTAAAAGTATGATTAAATTACATAATGATGCTAAAGAATTAGAAATAAAATTTAAAAATATAACTTATGAACATATTTATAGAAAATATAATAAACGAGCAGATCAATTGTCAAATGGAGGACTTTCAAAAATAAAAAATGTTTAAAAAAAATGCAGACATTAAATATAAAATGTTTTCTTTATATTCTTTTTGAAAATATATATTTTTTATTTTTTATAAATTAAATAAACCATAAATTTTTACTCTTTAATGCATTTATTTTAGTATTAATTCCAACCATATAATTTGCATGTATAAAATATACTGGAATTTTAGATTGTTTAAAATTTAATTGTGCTTCTTTAAATGTAAAATTATTTTCTTTAATTTCATTAAAATATAACAAGCCAGAAACATATATATTTTTTTTATAAATATATATTTTTTATAAATATATATTTTTTATAAATATATATTTTTATTTCATTGTGATATTAATTTTTTTATTATTTAAAATTTTAAATTGTTTCCATGATATATTTGTTTGTGGACCCTTATATTCATCTTTTGGTTCATTAAGTGCATCTAATTTTTCAGCTTTTTTTAATGCACTATCAATATACATTTCTTTTAAAATAACTCCAACCTCATAAGATGCTTCATGCTGATCTTTTTCACCATCTTCTATACTTTTTAATATATTTATGAATTTAAATAATAATTGCATATCAATTTCATCTTTTTTTATTTTATTATATATGTCAGTATAATAAGTATATAAAAAATTACATTCCATCATACTATCTAATATAAAATTTTCATTAGAAATATCATTACCATATTTATTTTTTAAACTTATCAATGAATTAATATTATCTTTTAATATTTCACTATGTTTTAATTGTCTTATTAATTCAGTTTGATCTTCAACATTATTTTCACTAATCATTTGTTGCAATTTTAATCTTTGATTGTCATCCATTTAGTATATTTATATTTATTAACATATTTATTTTTAAATAATAACACATTTAATAATTATAATTAAAAAATATATATTTATTAATATATTTAAATTATATAAATGTCTAATACTGATAAAATTAATCAAGGTGGATTACAACCTCAAGTATTACTTCCTGCGCCAGGTGGTTCTGCGAGAACTGGTGCAATTAATGCTGGAAATGAAAGTGTTGATAAGCAAATGTCTCTTATAAAAGGAGGAAAAAAAAGAAGAATGATTATTGGTGGAACAGGATCTGCAGGATCTTCTGTATCATCATCACCATCTCCAATTACTCCACCAACTGTTCCAAATACTGGAGTATCAAATGCATCATATAATTCTCAACAAAGTTCATACAACAAACTTGCAGAATTGTCAGGAAGTGTAAATGAAAATTCAAAATATGATTCACAAATTGGAGGATTAAACAGAAAATATAAATTGAAAAAATATAAATCAAAAAAATATAAATTGCAAAAATATAAATTGCAAAAATATAAATCAAAAACAAAAAAATACAAAACAAAAAAATATAATTCAAAAACAAAAAAATATAAATTAAAAAAATAAAAACTAAAAGACGTAAATATTACTAAATAAATATATATTATTTATATATATTAAAATGCCATCTGTATCAAATTATTTAAATTTATTATATGTTAATTTAGGTTTTATATCATTAATTACAGCAATGATGTTTTTTCGAAATGCTATTGATATAAAAGAAAATTGGCCCAAATATAGATGTAATCCTCCTTATTGGATTTATTCAGAAAATATATCTGAAGATTTTACATATTGCGTTCAAAATACACAATTGAATATGATGGGATATTTATTGCAACCATTAAATTATATGGTTGATTCACTAGCAACAATTGGTTCATCATTTAATATAAATATTAATGGAATTAGACAAATGGTTAGTAATATTAGAAATTTTATAGGTAGTATTGTGGAAAATATTTTTGGTGTTTTTTTAAACATAATAATTAAATTTCAAGAAATTATTATAAGCATGAAAGATTTAGTTGGTAAAATATTAGGAATTGTTATAACTATATTATATGTATTAGATGGTTCAATAAAAACAATGAATAGTGCTTGGGCTGGACCAACTGGTCAAATGGTTAGAAAAATTGGAAAAATTGGTTCTTGTTTTCATCCAGAAACATTAGTTGAATTGAAAAATGGTTCAAAATGTATGATGAAAGATTTGGAACTTGGTTCTGTTTTATCCGATAATTCAGTAGTTTTTTCAGTTATGAAAATACATAATATTAACAATGAAAATTTATATAAAATAGTTGATAAAGATCAAATTATATATGTCACAGGAAATCATTTTATTTTAAATAAAAATAATGAATGGATTAAAGTAAAAATGTATGAAGATGCTAAAGAACAATCTGATGTTAATTCAGAATGGTTTTCGTGTTTAATTACTACCACAGGAAGAATAAAAATTGGAAATTATATATTTTGGGATTGGGAAGATGATTTTTTACAAGAATATAATAATTGAAAATATTAAAAATATTGAATATTTAATATTCTAAATAATAATTATCCCACACAGCAATAAAACCACAAACACCAACATATTCAAGTTTACATTTAATTTCAGGATTTAATGTTGATAAATAATAACCAACAAATATTTCAGCACAAATACAATTTATGAGCGATTTAACATTATCATTTATAAAATTAAAATAATGAAATACGTGTGATTTAGGTATTTTATAAAAACTTGTATAAGTGTCAAGTTCATTATTTTTATCTGTTTTGTAAACTATTTTGTCATTATTAAAATTTTCATAATTAAATTTATCATTTAACCAATATCTTCCTGACATTTTATAAAAATTATCATACTCAATATTATTATCATTTAAATAATTAATTGCATAAATTAATAATGTATTTTCACCCAATGATTTTGATTTTCCAAATACATAAGTTTCTGGTTTTAATTCACTGCTATAAATGTTTAAAAAATAATTTACATTATTTTTAAAATAATCAGTTTCTTCTTCATTTAAATCAGAACATTCAACCATCAAAATTTCTAAATTAGGTATTTTATTTTTTAAAGTTGCTATTGTATTTTTAGTTTGTTCAAATCTTTCTTCTCTTGTAAATTTTGATCTTGTTTCTGTATATGAAAATGGCAAATTTGGAATATTAATTACTGAAGTTACAACAACTAAATTTTTTGTCATTTTTATATGATATTTATATTATTATTTTTATTTGTATTTGTATTTATAATTAATATTTTATCTTTAATATTTTCCTATAAAAATATAAAATAAAATATTTTTAATAATATATATTTTAATTATATTTTAAAAAATATATATTATAAAAATGACTAATGTAAATTATATAGATAATAAAAATATAAATGACACTGCAAATTTTATAAATAATATTTATGATAATTTATCATATTATGATTTATATGGAACTTCTGTTTTTTTATTTTTTATAATTACAATAATTGTAATACTTGTATTTTTATTTACGAAAGTGATGATTTCAAAAGATGAAATTGCAAGTGATTGGGAAAATCAAAGATGCAAACCTTCAAATATACCATTTGCTGGATACATATCAAAACCTGAAGGAAAAACTGAGTTTGAATATACAAGTGAAAATTTTCAATATTGCATACAAGATGTATTGTTAAAAATATCAGAAAATTCATTAAAACCATTCAATTTTATGATTGATTCAATAGTATCAATATTTAATAAAATAAGTGAATCTATAAATAAAATTAGAGAAATTTTAGCATCAATAAGACAAAACATGAAAAATATTACACAAAATATCATGAATAGAACATTAAATATTTTGATACCTTTACAAACAATGCTTGTTTCATTATTAGATACATTTAATAAAACACAAGGAATATTAACTGCTGGATTATATACTGCTTTAGGATCATATTACACTTTGCAAGCACTTTTAGGAGCTATAATGGAATTAATAATTAAAATGCTTATCGCTTTAGTTATATTAATTGTTGGGTTATGGGTTGTTCCTTTTACTCAACCTATGGCAGCTACAATGTCTGCTGTTTTTTTGGCAATATCTATTCCTCTTGCAATAATTGCAATATTCATGAAAAAAGTTTTACATGTTGGTTCTGCAAAAATACCCAAACTAAGATGTTTTGATGAAAATACACAATTTAAAATGTCAGATAATTCTTATAAATTTATTAAACATTTAAAATTAGGAGATAAATTATTTGATGAATCAATAATAACAACTAAAATAAAAATTACATCAAAAAATTTAGATATTTATAATTTAAATGATATAATAGTTAGTGAAAGTCATGTAGTAAAATTTAATGATGAATGGATACAAGTAAAAGATCATCCTAATGCAAAATTATTATTAAATTATAATAAACCTTTTTTATATTGTATAAATACAAGTAAAAAAATATTTGAATTAAATGGAATTATATATACTGATTGGGATGAAGTTTACAATGATAGTTTAAAATATATTTTGAGTTTAAATTTAAATTTTAGACAATTTGGATTTAAACAAGATTCAAAAATAAAAATGAAAAATGGATCAAATAAAAATATTGTTGATGTTGAAATTGGAGATTTATTATATTCATTGGATAAAAAAAATAATGAAGTTTATGGAATTGTTGAATTAATTGATTTAGACAAAAATGAAAAATTATTTAATTTATTAATAAGTGAAAAATATTTTATTTCTAATAATTGTCTAAAAGAAGATTATAATTCAACAATTTATTATCTTTTGCAAAATAATAAAAATAAAATATTAAACATTAATAATCAATCATAAAAATTAAAAAAAATAATTATCTTTAATAAATGTATAATATGAAATTAATTATTGGTTCATACGAAATACGTCTTGAAATTTGTTTATTGGGTATTTTAATTTTTTGGATTATGTGGGGTCATTTATTATGTTCATGTTCTAATATTACTGCACAAGAAGGATTTGAAATAATTAAAAAAATAGCAAATAAAAATAAAAAAGAAGGATTCACAAAAAATAAAGATAAAAAAGAAGGATTTAAAAATTCATCAACATCTGCTGGAATTCCATTTGGCGATTCAAAAGGAAATACTTATTATCAAGATCCTTCTAAATGGAGTTCACCATCACCAGTATTTAGCACTGGTGGAGTTATTCCATCAGGATATGATGATATATCTAATAGACCTAGTCAACCAATACCATTACCTGAAGGAGAATTAAATATGTTCGCTACAACTAAATTTAAACCTGAATGTTGTCCAAATACATATTCTACAGGAAGTGGTTGTGCTTGCATGACCATAGATCAATATAAGTATTTAAGAAATCGTGGTTCAAATAATGTTCCATATTCTGAATATTAAATTATAATAATTATTTCATTTGACATTCATCAATAATATTTTTATCTATTTCACATTTTTTACAATATATTATTCTTTTACAATCATGAGAACAATCATCTACATAATCAATAACAAATTCATGAGAACAAATTAAACATATATTTCTTTTAAATATTTGTTCATATTTTTTAAATACTCTTAATTTATCATCAATTAAAAAATATAGTGATGATACATCAAATTTAATTTCATTTTTTAAATTTGAATCATGACATTCTAAATTTAAATTGTTCAATGAATCAATATTATAATCCATCACATCAATTATTTCTTTTAAACATTTTAATACATTCAATATTTTGTTTGTATCATTATCATCATAAATTTGATTAACATCATTTTTATTTATATTTATATTATCAATACAATCATAATTATTTTGCATAATATTTATAATATAATTATTATATATATGTTTTTAAATAAATATTTATTTTTAAAATAAATATTTATTTATTTTTATTTTTTACTGAAATTTAAATAATAACAATTAATAAACAAATTAATAAAAAAATATTTCTAAAAGTTCTGTTTTTGACAATTTGGTTAAAGCAACGCTACCTTTGGTTAATTCCATTTCTTCATCTTCGATAATAAATTCACTTTGTTTTTTTGGTATGTGAGTATGAGTATTAATAATTTCAATTAATTCGCCTTTATTTTTTGACTTACACTTTTTAATTCCAAGTTCTTCACACTTCTCTAAAAGTTCTGTTTTTGACAATTTGGTTAAAGCAACGCTACCTTTGGTTAATTCCATTTCTTCAATATCACAAGTTATATTGCTACTAATATCAGTCATATTATTTAATTCAATTTTTTTATTATTTAATAAAAAACTCATTTATATATTTACTAAATATTTTATTTTTAAATTAATTAACAAATTAAATATTTATATTTAGACTATCATTAAATTTTAATTGATGTTTAGTTGTGTTCAAATGCGTATCCATCATAGACTTTACAAATACACCAAAATCACAGCATTCACAATAATACTTAAACTTATTTTTTCGTTCTTCCTTTGTTGAATGATTGTTAAGAATATGGTTTAAATAATTGTTCTTATTATAATTCTCAAAACTGCACTTATTACACTTATAAAGTGTCTTATCACATCTTTCTTTTCTTTTGCCTGTTTTATGTAAAGTAGTTTCTAAATGTTGTTTATAACAAGAAGCAATATCAGTTCTATAATTACACTTTTCACAATAAAATTTGCTTTCCATATTATTTTATATATATTTAATATTTAAATATATTTAGTAAAATCTTAATTATTCAATTTTTTAATTAAATATTATTTTCGTAAAATTATTTAAAAATAAAATATTTAGTAAATATATAGAATGGGAAAAAAGAAAAAGCAAGAATTCCAAGAATTTAGGATTAATGAAAAATCTGTTTACAAAACCCTAAAAATTCCACTCAAAACGATTTTACTTAATCGTAATACAATACAACATGTTATTAATAATTTGGTTTTTGAAATGAATGATTTAGTCATACATACTTATCAATTTATTCGGTTATATATTCTTTATTGTTATACTAATAATAATCCTTTACCTGAATTAAATGATACATTTATTTCTTATTGTATTAAGACATTAGGAACTCGTGATAATAGAGGAAAGAAATGTAAAGATACTGAACTTTTAGAAACATTAGAACAATTTTACAAAACTGAATATCAACTCTTACTCAATCACGAAAAAACTAATTTAAAAAATACAACTTTTTTACTACCTTATTTAGCAACACAAATTCACACATCATTATCTAATAATATTCAAGAGCATTTTATTCAACATTTTTTACGATTTATAAATAAAACTACAAATAACATTACAGAAGATAAACAATTATTATTTCAATTCAAAAAGAACATTATGGAATTGACAGATACAAATGAATTATTTGATTTATGGAAAGAAATGCATTTACAAAATATTATTCCTAAAAATGTAAAAAAATCTGTTTATTATGATGTTAAGGTTAGACCATTTGAATATTTGAAAGGAATGTTATATATGAACGATGTATTAGAAAAACAAGAAAGTAAATTATTCCAACCATTACCATTACGAAATAATATTATACCAAAGCATATTATTTTAGATACTGCTTGTATTATTAATTTATTTTGTCCTGAAAAAGATAAAGAAGGAAATAAAATCAAGAAGGGTGAATTATTGAGTAATGTAAAAGATAATCAAAATGAAGTATGGAGTAATTTATTAAATTTGAAACATAAAATTTTCAAAAATAAACATTATCAGTTTCATAACCAAATTCAATCTGACGGAATAAGTTGTTGTTTATTATTTATTCGTAAAGATTTAAAGGATAAAAAATGGGGTTCAAAAGTTCCTGTATTAGAAGAACAAGATTTTTACAATATAGAGGATTTATCCAAAGAACAATTAGATACACTAAAAGATAGAACTATTATTGGTTGCGACCCTGGAAAAAGAAGTTTAGTTTATATGATGGATAATAAAGGTAATAAATTACAATACACAGCACCACAAAGAAAAAGGGAAAGCAAAGCAAAATGTAATCAAAGAATTTTATTATATGAAAGAAAGAAAAATGGTATTATTGAAAAAGAAACACAATTATCCTTTCAAAATAGTAAATCAGTTAATTATGAAAAATTCAAAATGTATCTTGTTGAGAAGAATAAATTAAACAAAGAAACAACAGATTTTTACAAAAGAGATACTTGGAGAAAAATGAAATTTAGACAATATAGTTATGGTAAGAAAAGTATTGATACATTCTTAAATAAAATCAAGGAAACATTTGGAGAAAATCTATTAATCGGTTATGGAAATTGGAGTAGAGATACTCAAATGAAATTTTTTATGCCTACGATGAATAAAGGATTAAGGAAACTAATCCATAAAAAATATGATACTATAACCATAAATGAATGTAATACAAGTAAAAAATGTTGTGATTGTCATAAAGATTTAGAGTATTACAAAGATAAGGAAGGTAAAAAGGTATTTCGTCTATTAGTTTGTTCTAACTGCGTGAGTTGCGAAAACAAAAAAATCGTATTTAGAACAAGAGATGCAAATTCCTCAATAAATATTTTGAAATTAACGAAATGTTGGATAGAAAAACAAACAAGACCAACAGAATTTCAAAATCATATTTCGTCTTTCACTTCTGTCATCTCCGATGACCCAGAGAAGAAGAAAAAGTAAGACCATCAAAATTGATTTTACATTTTTGTATTTTTTTAGCGTCAAAGTCGGCGTTTTAAATGTCCAAAGGTGTAAAATATTACATTCATTTTATTTTATTATTCGAATGGATTGTAATCTTCATCATGTGACATTTCAACTTGTTTCAAATTATTAATATTTGTATTTATTGTTAATTTTGATATACTACAAATATTTGTATCATCTTCTATTTGTCCCATTAATTCTCTATCAATTATTTTATTTGCATCTATATGTTCATATTTATATTGTTCTTCTAATTTACTCATTTCATTTAAATCAAGAACCAATTGAAATGATGATGTTCCATACAAACCTTCTTGTCCACACATTATATTTGCTGATATTCCTCTAAGTGTATCTAGTTCAGCATGTCTTGCAGCTTTTAAAAACATTTCAGGTGTTTCTTCAAATGATGCTTTTGTTATTGGACCAATATCATCATTATTAACACCATGTCTGAATATTGAAATCATTTTATGACTATGAGTCATTCTATCACATAACAATGACATATGATGTGCATTTACATAAGCACTATCAAATTCCAATACTTCTGAAATTTCATTATATAATGATTGTCTTGCAGCTTCCATTCCCAATGTTTCATATATTTCAATTACATCATTACTTATAACTTTATTTGAATCTATATAATCTAATCCAAGAACATCTAATAAATTTGTTCCAACTGTATCCAAAACCCATATATCTTGTTTAACAATTCCTCCAGATTTTTCAGTTAAACTATCTTTTACTTTTCTTAATATAACTTTATCAATATTTTTAATTCCTCTCAATACTATTGAACTTAATAAATGTTCTTGAAATCCTTTGAATAAATGTATTTGATCACTTTGATCTAAAGGTTGAATTTTTGAACCAGTTTTTAATTTCAATTTATTTCCTTTATTTTCAATTAATTTATTCATTCTTATTCTAAATATTAACTTGTCAGAATTATAATCAGAATATACACAACTAATTTCTCTTCCATAAGAATTCATCAATGTAAAATTTACATCATCCATTGTTATATTTTTTTCCAACATCACTTCTGGATCAAATTCCATTCTCAATATCCATTTTGATTTACTATCACCATCATCTTGTGTTTCTACACCATCTAAACAATCACTAATCATTGTTTCAAATGAATTATATTGTGCCATTAATTCTCTATCTTCTTGAATCAATGTATTCATATCATCTGGATCAAAACATATTCCAATTGATTTTACTATATCTTCTAATTTTGTATGTTCTATCATATACTGTATTACACTTGCTCTATCTTTATCAACTTCATCTTCTGGTTTTAAATATATTGTTAATGATGGATTTTTTATTGGATGATGTAATGAAAGCAATTCTTCTATTCTTGGAACACCACGTGTTACATTGGATTTACTAGCAACACCCGCGTAGTGAAAAGTGTCCAAGACCGCTAGGGAGTTGTAGATGTTAAAATTTCTAGTTTCTTCAATTGTTAAATCATAAGCATAATTTGTTGTATTTGGAACTTCTTCTATTGAAATGATTCTATCAAATATTACATTTTCAAATTCATTTTCTTCTTTATTTCTAAACACTATTGTTCCATCAATTTCATCTGGAACAATAAGTGAATTGCAATTAACTTCATATTTATAGTTGTGTTCTGTTAATTTTTGTAATCTATCTTGTTTATACTGAAGTTTGATATTCAATATTGAAGCTAACTTTTTAACTTGATTACCTATAATAATTAATTCGAACATTTGATGTATATTTTCTGGTAATGTTCCTCTATTATTTTTAGTAATAAATGAACCTTTTCTAATAAAACTACTAATTCCAATAATATTGAACATTTGTTGAACATCAATTAATAAATTTTTAGAGGTTGATCCTGCAGATACATTTTTGTGTTTTAAAGACACACATCCATCACCTCCAATATATGCATCTAAAAATCCTAAAATACATTCTCTATTTGAAAATATTATTTTACTGTGTACGAATTTATTGTGACTCAATTTACCACATAATTTATCTAATAAATTACATAATAAAGTACAGTATATTCTAATATCTTGACTATTCCATCCTTCTTGTATTTTATTTTCTTGTTTATAAAATTTAGTTGTTATATTCCATTCTTTACACAACTCAATTATTGGTGTAAAATATTCCATTTCATTATTAGATATAGACATTTGATGTTTAGTCATGCAACCTTCAGCAGCATATGCACCAACTAAATATCCAAAATTATAATTTAATTCTATATTTTCAGGAATTTCAAAATTATTCATGCAAGAATTTAATGTATAAACACAATTGGGTTTGAAAATTGTCTTTGATACACATCCATTTCTTAACTTATCACTAATTTTTGATACAAATGTGTCACTTCTTTTGTAAGGAAGAGTGAATGTTTTTCCTTGATGTTTATGCCACCATTTATGTTCATTCATTACTTCTTTTGCTTTTTCAACTTCACTATAATATACATATTCTGTTGGTGGTAATATATCTTTCAAATTTAAATATTTTGTTTCTGTAAAATCAATAGGTTTTGTTGATACTGGTAAATAATCACCAACTTTTAATTCATCACCATTAATTCCTGTAATTTTTCCGTTTATTAATTTTAAAAATGATTTTGCTTTTGTTGCAATGACTTCGCGTTGCTCTTTAGTTGTTACTTTTAACATGGTATTTGTTCCATCTTTATTTATTACAGGATGTTTGGTTACAGCTTCTATTCTTTTCCATAAAATTTCACCATTTTCATTACAACTTGGAATTTCATAATAATCTGAAACAGGAGCATAAGTTGTATCTTTTTCTGGATAATATTCTGGATTTTCGCATTTTATTATTTTTTCTTCAATAAATTTACCCATTTCTATTTTTTCAATATAACCTGATGAATTTCTTACAATTATTGGTGTTTCATATGTAAATGAGTTGAGTGTATTGTGAACTATAATACCACTATGATTCATAAATGTTTGATTTCCGGGAACTGTAAAATCATAAACATATTTATATTCTTTTTCATATTCTTCTTTTGTTATAATATTCAATTCAACAATTTCATCCCATATTACATCTGAACTTTCTGCTTGTTTTAATATATTTAATTCATTTTGTATCAAATGTCTATTTTCATGAGCTTCAAATATATCAATATATTTTTTCAATGTTCTTCTACCAATGGAATCTTTATTTTTCCATCTTCCATAAGTTCTACTTTGTCCTGGTAATTTCAATAATTTACCACAAATAGCAATTGTTTCGCCAAGACCATTAATTTTATCTAATTCATCTGATAAATTATGTGCATTGTCTCTTTCACAATAATCAATCAAACCATTTAAATTATCAATATGTAATGTTGAACCAATATTTTTTTTATATATTTTTGCATATTTAGGACTAATTGAAATATTATATAATGGCATATTTTTATGATTTTGAACTTTAATTGATGTAAATATTCCAAAATAATTAAATAATATTAATAAATCTTTTGCTAATCTTTCACTTCTGCTACAAGCTCTTATTTGATGATGTCTATCATCACATTGAAAATTACCATCACCATCCATATAACCTTGTAATAATCCTGCTTTAAATTCTAATGGTGCTGTAAAAGCAAAATCTGGTACACGTTTAACAAATGAACCTGTATCACATGTTTCTAATAAGAATTTGGCAAGATCTTTGCAAGTAAATGATGTATGTACACTTGGACCATATTCACATTGTCTTCTATAAATATTACATTTTTTACCAAACATATTTCCAATTTCACATGTATTATTTATATAATTTTCTGCAATATTAGTTATACATATAGTATTATTTGTTATATTTCCTTCTGCCAAATAAGCACCTATGAACCATCCAAATAAATTATTTAATTCAACAATTTTATCACCTATTTGAACCTCAGATTTTATAAATTCATTATCAATGCGTTTAGTGACTGGTATTCTCATTCCAACACTAAGTTCATCACCTCTAATTGATTCGACTGTGTTGTTTCTTCTTATTAAATGTGAATGACTTAATGTTGTTGTTACTTCACGACCACTCTTTGTTATTACTTTAACTAAATTACCATTTGCTGGGTGACGACTTACATGTGAAATTTTATTCCAACTTGTCTTTTCTTCACCATTAACACTAATTATATAATATTCATCATCTAATTCATCTAGTAAAGTTTCTACACTATCTTCATGTCCAGTACTAAATGTCATGTGTGGATTTTCTTTTATAATTTTATCACATAATTCGCCAATTTTTATTGTGACTGAGGAAATATTTTTTGTAATTTTATTTATTTTTTGGCACCATATATGGTCTGAATATGAATTCGACATCTGCGTTGTGGGCTCGCCAATGCTCTGTGCTGCAATCATTCCAACCATTTCTCCTGGGTTAACAATTGCACGTTTATAATTTAGTATTATATTTTCTAGTAAAATTTCTAAACTTTTTTGATTAAATCTTTTATTAATGAGAAGATCTTTTGGTGAAAGATAGTAGAAATATAATAATTTAAATAACATTGATGGTTTTGCAAATTTAATAGATTCGAGTTTTTTATAAGCATTTTCAATCATATCTAATGCATCTAATAAAGATAAATCAACAAGTGAATTTGAATTTATATATTGTTGACCAATGACATTTTGTATTATATATGAAAATGCTACAGGAACTCTGACAGTTTTTTCAGGTTTATTATTGAAAACATTATTTATTAAAGTTTTTCTATTATTAATAATTTCATTAGCATAAAATAATGCTTTATCAACATATTTATCATTTTGTGTTTTGTGCAATTTATAAGCATTTTGTGTAAATATGATTGATAAATTTTTTGATTTATTTTCACTTTCAATAATTAAATAATGATTATAAATTTCTTGAACAGTCATTTCTGCAACAGGAAAATCTTGATTTTCTACTTTAACTGTATCTATTGAATCTTCACCAAATGAAAATTGCATAATTTTATTTTTATTATTTCTTACTGTCATATCATAATTTACCATTGCATCTTCTAATGATTTAATTAATCTTCTTTGAATATAACCAGTTGTAGAAGTTTTAACAGCTGTATCAATTAAACCAATACGACCACCCATAGCATGAAAGAACAATTCTTGTGGGGTCATACCGTTAATATAAGAACTTTCAACAAATCCTCTAGCACTTGGCGAATCATCATATTTATTAAAGTGCGGTAATGTTCTTCCTTCAAAACCATAAGGAATTCTTTTACCATCAACATTTTGTTGTCCTAAGCAAGCAGTCATTTGTTGAATATTAATTTCTGAACCTTTTGAACCTGCATTGAGCATAGTTATGAATCTATTATTTTTGTTTAAATTATTAATTGCTGTTCTTCCTGCATCATTTTGAGCTTTTCCAAGAATATTGTTAACTTTAGTTTCAAATTCTTCTTCATTTGATTTTCCTGATGTATTTTCAAAAATACCTAATTGAACTTGATGTATTAAATTTTTAACTTCTATTTTTTTATCTGTTATTAATGAAACAATTTTATCATTTGTTGATTTATCAGTTATTAAATCACTAATACCAACACTAAATGAACTTTGTTTCATGTATTCAGTGACAATATTTTGTAAATCATCAATAAATGATGCAGATGCCATATTACCAAAATCATTACAAATTCTGTGAATTAAACCTTTTGTTCCTGAACCTAAAATTCCTTTATCAATTTGACCTCTAATATATTTTCCATTATTAATTTCAATTATATTGTTTGATGTTTTTGAATTATCTTTATCACCATATTGTTTATTTTTTACTTTTAAAGTCATTGAGGGTAATATTTGAGATAATAACTCAAAATTAGTTACTCTTTCATTATTAAAAACATCTTGATTTGCCTTTTTAAATTGCATTAATATTCTCATTGCATCTTTTGGTGAGAAATTAATACCGTCTCTAGTGAATTGATAAGCGCCAAGCATAGAATCTTGAAAAATTCCAATAATTGGAGCATTGTTTGCTGGACTTACTATTTGATATGGAATTGCTGCTAAATTAATTAATTCTGATTCAGCTTCTGGATCTTGTGGCATGTGTAAATTCATTTCCATGAATTTCTTTTTAGTTTCCTAAAAAGATGGACTATACCTTGTGCTTCATCAAGTTGGTTAAACTATCATATGAAACCCGCAAACATCTAGTCTCTGAGCCTTCCCCATACTCTTACCATAACGAGCTTAGGGGCTTGGTTGCTGATTATCCAATCCTTTACATTATTACCATTGGGTTCGGCAATTAACCGAGTTCCTCACAAATGTTTCCAAATGTGAGTGGTAGTAAAGGCTCTAAGGAACTTCCAGCAGTTTGGATGCGTTGCTAAATAATTCAATAAATTCTTGAGGTAATATTATATTATTTTCATTGTGATACTCTATCAATTTTTCATAATGTTTTTTAATTTGTTGTTCATTCAATCTATTATTTTTACTCATATTTTCAGTGGAAGATAATGGCATTGTATTTCTCCAATTAAATGCAATAAGTTGTTGTGATAAATCTTCTAAATTAAATGTGGATAATGGTATTACATGATCTATATGCCAAATTTGGCCATAATTTTCTGAATTGAATGATGCATCATATTCCATTATCCATTTGTAGTAAAATTCAGATGAAGTTCCTAAATATTCTACAGTATGTTTAGTTTTATTTCTTTTTAAACTATTATATATTCTTGTTCTAACATACCTTTTAAATTTTTCTTTTGGATCTTCTCTTTCACAATCTTTGCATTTCAATCTATTGTGTCTAAAACGTGATTCATTTTTTATTTCATTACAATATTTACAAATTTTATTATTAATACCAATTTCTAACTTTTTAATTTCTTTTATTTCATCACGTTCTTGTTTTTTTTGTTGTTTATATTTTTTTCCACTTTCTTTTATTCTTTTTCTGCATTCTGGATTTGTTGCATATTTATTTCTTCTTTTTTGATTTAAGCAAAATTTACAACTTTTAGTTTCTCTAAATGAATAGTAATTATCCAATGTTTTAGATTGATTACATATATTACAAATTTTATATTCGACATTATTTTGATTGGTTTCCATTATTATTTATAAAATAATTTCTTTATATTCTTTTTACCTCAATTATTGAATTATTTAACTAGGGAGTAACACGCTTTTAACGCTCCCTGTTGGGGACAAAATGTAATTTACATATGTCTATCCCCGTCAAACGGTTGTTCCCAAAGGTTTCCCAGTGGGCCGGACTGTATCTTAAGCAGATTCTGGCTGATTAGACCATCATTATCTACCGAATTCCGTTCAGTCTCTGAGTGCCTTTCTTGTCCTAATCATAACGGATTTAGAAAGTAACACTGCGGATTATCCAATCTTTTACATTATTACCATTGGGTTCGGCTATTAACCGAGTTCCTTACAATTATTTCTAAAAGTAAGTGGTAGTAAAAGCTCTAAGGAACTTCCCGCAACAAGAATTCTTGCCTCATAATATTTAAATTACAAGACTAGGGAGTAAAACACTTTTCACGCTCCCTTTTGCGAACATTGACTATTTTGAAATAGTTTGTGACCTAATACAGTCACATTTTTTTATCCGCATTGTATGGTTTTGTTACGGCAACGTTAAGTCTAAATGTATCACCTTGTGGCATAATTCTAGCAATATGACCCATCATACTCATTCTATGAAGAGTTGGTTGACGATTGAAAAGCACAACATCTCCATTCATCATATGACGATGAACTATATCACCATTTTGTAACACAATAGTTTTACGATCTAAATAACGTAAACTGATATTTTCACCATTTTTTCTTTCCAAAATTTTTGCACCAGGCCAATTTTCAGGTCCATTAATTACCAAAGATGTCAAGAAATCTTTGTTTAAATCATTTACAATTACAGGTTTAGTAATATTCATAGCAATTTTCATTGGCACACCAAGTTCACGTATAGATATATTTGGTTCAGAACCAATGACTGAACGAGCACTATAATCAACACGTTTTGCCATTAAATTGCCACGCATACGACCACCTTTTCCATTTAATCTGTCTTTAATTGATTTAAAAGGTCTTCCTGATCTTTGTCCTAATGATCCTGTTCCTGGTAATTTATTATCAACTAATGATGCAACATAATATTGTAACATTGTTGCCATATCATTAATAATTTCTTCTTTTGCATTTAATTTAATTTTTTCTGATAATGTTTGGTTCATCTTAATAATATTAACCAAAATGTATGTTAAATCATCTTCGGAACGTTGTTGTGCATCATGTTTTACAGATGGTCTAACAGCAGGAGGTGGAACAGGAAGAACTTGACAAATCATCCAATCAGGACGTGACCATATTGGACTGAATCCCATAAAATTAACATCTTCATCTGGTATACGTTTAAATATTTTAAGAACTAATTCCGGATACAATGGAATACTTGAAGTTTCTGCAACTTCATCACTTTCTTGATCATCATCAGATTTTTCTATCCATTCTGCATATAATGATGCGATTCCTTCTTTTTTATATTTTTTAGGTTGTAACCAACCACAACCATCCTCACTATCCTCACCACATCGTTTTATATTTTTGCATTGTTCAAAAACAAATTTCCATCTTTGTTGGGCATTCAATTTCAATGCATATTTAAATTTTGATTTACTTATTAAAAGTTTGCTACATTTAAAACAAACACATCTTAATATTTTTTGAATAGTATTTATATATTGTATAAAGAATACTGGTTTAGCTAATTCAATATGACCAAAATAACCTGGAGTTTCCATATAGTCTAAACCATCAGTAGGACAAATTAAACCTTTTTCTAAAACTCCCATTCTTGGATCAAACAATCCGTTAATTACAGGAGCATTGTTGTAATACATATCTTTGGTCTCAATTTTAGCAACAGATCCTTTAACAATTTCTTCAGGAGAAAGCATGCTAAATTGAATACCAATAATGTTTGAGTTGTTAATGTTTGCGATTTTTGAAGATGACATAGTTTCTTATATATTATGTTAAATTATATTTAAATCAATATTTTAAATATAATTTTCAATTTTTTTTAATTTTTTTTTAATTTTTTAAATATTTAATTATTTAATTGAATAAATATTTTTATATATTTTTATATATTTTATATATTTTTATATATTTTATATATTTTTATATATTTTTATATATTTTTATACATTTTATATATTTTTATACATTTTATATATTTTTATATATTTTTGCAAAAATAATAATTTAAAGATTATTTTAAAATAAATATAATTGATTATAATGCCTAAAAAATTTAATGATAAAAATATCAATAATAAAAAAATACATAACTTAAAATTAAAAAAAAATATAAATGATGATGATAAAGAAAGCAGTAGTGATGAATTTAGTGATGATTATATAATTAAAAAATATAATCATAAAGAAGAAAAAATAGATGATAAAATACTTGGAAGAAAATATGAAAAGTTTTTAGCAAAAAAATTTCCTTCAAAATACATAAATAAAAAAATAAATAAAAAACAAAATATCAATATAAATAATTTAGAATTTAATAGTGATTCAGAAACAGATGATAGTGATTATGTACCTAGTAATAATCAAGATAGTACAACCGAAGATGATATAAGCCATAATGAAGAATGTGATGAAGAAGAATGTGATGATGAAGAAGAATGTGATGAAGAAGAATGTGATGATGATGAAGAATGTGATGAAGAAGAAGAATATGATGAAGAATATAATGAAAACAAAAATCAAAATAATTTCAATATTTTTTTTTCAATTTCTCCTCCTGATATTGACGAATATGACGAAAATGAAGATGAAGATACAATTACAGAAAATGAAGATGATGAAATTAGTTGTTCATCAACTGAAAATGAAAGTGAAAATGATATAAATAAAATAAATAAATATAATGATAAAAGTAAAAAATACAAAAAAAATAAAAGTGAATTGAAAAAAAAATATAATAATAAAAAAAATAATTTAAAAAATAAAACTAAAAGTAAAAATAAATGTGAAAATGAAAAAATAGTTTTATATAATGAAACTAAAATGACAGATGAAGAGTTAAAAAATGAAAATATAAAAAATGATGAAATATTAAAAATGTTAAATCAATTAAAAGAAAAATCTTCAAATAATTTAGTCGATGAATGTATTGAGTTGTGCAAACAAAAAATAAATGTATATAATAAAAAACAAAATAAAAAAAATAAAAAAGAAAAAGAAAGAAATGGAAGAATATTCAAAAGAATAATGACTGATAAAAATACAATGAATGATTTAACATTTTTTAATAAAATGGATTTAGAACACCAAAAAAAAATAATAAAAGAATTGAGAGAGATAAATAAAATAATTCGTTCAGAAAAACCATATAGATTAACGTTGCTTGAATCAGATATACCAACATATTTTAAAGCAACTGCTATGAAAAAAATTGGTTTATTAAAAAATATGGATGTTGGTAGTGGAGAATATTATAAAATTAAAAATTGGGTTGATACTTTTATGAAAATACCTTTTGGAATTTATAAAACATTGCCTGTTTCAATAGAAAATGGTATAGAAAATTGCACACAATTCATAGAAAATGCACGTAATGTATTAGATAATGCTGTATATGGATTAGAAGATGCAAAAATGCAAATAATGCAATTATTAGGTCAATTAATAACAAATCCATCAGCAGTTGGTTGCGCTATTGGAATTCATGGTTCTCCAGGAACAGGAAAAACAAATTTAGCAAAAGAAGGAATAAGTAAAATATTAAATCGTCCATTTGCATTTATTCCTCTTGGAGGTGCAACTGATGCTAGTTATTTAGAAGGACATTCATATACATATGAAGGAAGTAGTTGGGGAAAAATAATTCAAGAAATAATTAATGGACAATGTATGAATCCAATAATATACTTTGATGAGTTGGATAAAATAAGTGATACACCAAAAGGTGATGAAATAGTTAATATTTTAACACATTTAATTGACACTTCACAAAATAATCAATTTCATGATAAATATTTTTCAGAAATAAATTTTGATTTAAGTAAATGTTTATTTATTTTTACGTATAATGATGAAACTAAAATTAATCCAATATTATTTGATAGAATGTATAAAATAAAAATTAAAAATTATAATGTGAAAGAAAAAACAATAATTGCAAATGATTATTTATTACCAAAAATAAGAGAACAAGTCAAATTTAATTTAAATGAAATTACTATTTCAAATGAAATAATACATCACATAATTGATAATTATTGTTGTAAAGAAGATGGAGTTCGCAATTTAAAAAGATGTTTAGAAATAATACACACAAAATTAAATTTATGCAGATTAGTAAATCCAAATTCGAGTATATTTGAAGAAAACTCAGTTGCAAAAGTTGATTTTCCATTAATTTTAACAAAAGAAATTGTTGATAAACTAATAAAAAAACAAGACATTGTAAATCCTTCTTTAAGTTATTTATACATATAATATTTTATAAAATTATCAATTAAAAAAATAAAAATAATTTAATAATAATATTTTAATTATAAATAATTATAATAGATAAAAACAAAATTATATATATTTAATTATGGAAAATAATAAAATATATAAATGTAAAAATTGTGAATATGAAACTACAAAAAAATGTAATTTTATGAAACATTTATCAACATTAAAACATGTTTCAAATAATGTAAATATATTTAAATGCAATAATTGTAATAAAATATATAAACATAAAAGTAGTTTATGGAGACATCAGCAACAATGTTTAAATAAATTTAATTTTATAAATTATGATGATATTGATGATGATGAAGAAATTATTGATAGAGAAAATTCATTTATTGATAGTGATTTAATAGTTCAGTTGATAAATGAAAATAAAGAATTAAAAAATTTATTGATGGAACAAGCAAGACAAACTACTGAAATAAAAAATATAATGGAACAAATGAAAGAAACTAATACAGATATGTCAGCTTTAACAACCATCAATTATAACAATAAAACATTTAATTTAAATATATTTTTAAATGAAACTTGCAAAAATGCGATGAATTTATCAGATTTTATAAATTCTATACAATTGGAATTATCTGATTTAATAAATGTTGGAGAAGTTGGATATGTAAAAGGTATATCAGATATAATTACAAATAATTTAAATGCAATGGATGTTGCTGATAGACCAATACACTGTAGTGATGGTAAACGTGAAATACTTTATGTAAAAGATGGAGATAAATGGGAAAAAGATGAGAACAAAGATAAAATTAAAAATTTAATAAGAAAGGTTGCATTAAAAAATCAAAGTTTAATATTAAAATTTAAAGAAAAATTTCCTGATTGTGTTTTATTAGACTCACAACATTGTGAACAATATAATAATTTAATAATTGAAGCAATGGGAGGAAATGGAGATGATGATGATATAAAAGAACAAAAAATAATAAAAAATATAACAAAAAATATTATATTAGATAAACAAAAAATAATGAATTCAATGAATTCAATGAATTTAAAAAATAACAGAAAATAATTTTTATTTTATCTTTTATTATTTTAAAAAAATATATATTTTTAATAAATATATATTTTTTATAATTTCATCTTTTATTATTTTTAAAAATATATATTTTATTTTTTCATAAATTATTTTTATTTTACACCTTCGCACATTTAAAACATCAATTATTAAAAATATATCACATTAAAAATAAAGTTTATTTAATTAAAAAATTAAAAATATTATATAATAATTCTATATCATTGTTATTTATATTATTTTTATCATATGTAAAAATTAAGTTAGAATAATTATAATCTATATCATCTTCTAAACATATTACAATGTTATTATATATTGTTATATATGACATATAATTGCCATAAATATTATGTATATACTTTTGATTAATGCACTCAAATATATTTACAATTTTATCATATATTGTATCATTATGAATATCAATTAAAATTTTATTATTTTCATTAATTAAAACTTTTTTATTCTCTTGAATTATATTTAATTTTTTAGTTAATTCAATAAGTGTGAAGTTTTGTCTATTATTTGACAAAAGTATTAAATTCATATATGTTATATATAAATTTAGTTTTATATACTTTTATATACTTTTATCGGCATTTTAAATGTGCAAAGGTGTAAAAAATATATATTTTATTTTTTTTATAAATTATTTTTTATAAAATATTTTTAAAAAATATATATTTGATTCAAAAAAAAAATTTTTTTTTTGGACATTTTTAAAAATGTCCAATTTTAGATTTTACAAATAAAATATCAATATTCATTGCATGGATTTTTAAGACCATAAAATGATGTAATTTTTTATTATAGAGACCATAAATTTTCTGTCAGTGTGGAGCTACAAATGCTATAAAATGCTATAAAAAGTAGCAACATCGTCACAATCATAAATTAATAAAATTATTTTTAAACCATAATATCGTCACGTTGCTACAAATGCTATAGCATGCTATCAAAAAGTAGCGCTTACCAACAACCCTAGCAAATCTTTTTAAATAAAAATAATATATTTGTTATTTGATATAGTAACGTAATAAATAAACTTAAAAATGTCCAAAATAAAATATGATGTATGGGAATTATGTAGATAATTTACTATAATGTTTGATTAAAAATTTGTCTAGATGATTATTTTTGCTAAAAAAAGTAGCATTTAAAAAAAATGTCCGAAAAATAAATTAAATAAAAATAAATTAAATAAAAATAAATTAAATAAAAATAAATTAAATGAAAAATGAATTAGATAAAAAATAAATTAAATGAAAAATGATAAAAAAATGAATTAAATAAAAATAATTTAATATTTAAAAATATATAATGGATAATTTTGATTTAAATATTAATAATTATACAATATCTGACATTCAAACATTATTTGGATTAACAAATAATAATTTAAATGTTTATACAATTGAAGATGTAAATGAAAAAGAAAGAGAATTTAAAAATAGAATAAAATCATCAAAAAGTATGTCAAAAGAATCAGAAATTAAAATACTTAATTTTATAAAAAATGCTAAAAATATTTTAATATTTTCAATGAATAAAATTAATGAAATTAATGAAAAATTAGAAGAAAAAAATAAATTAAAATCAATAACTAATTCAAACAGAAATATAATAGAACATAATGATAAAACTTTTTCTTATACTGATGATAGTAAATATTATAGTGGAAATTTAAATCCTTTAAATAAGAGAGTAATAAGTAATTATTTATTAATCGACAGTAAATTTAGAGATAATTATGATACAACAACTTCTTCCAATTTTATGATACAATTACCTACTAGAATAACAAATGTTGTATCAATGCAATTAACATCATTCGAAATACCAGTATCGTTTTATGGAATTTCTTCAAATTATGGTAATAATACATTTGAAATAGTTGTTAATTATTTAAATTATGATGACAATTTAATTACAGAAAAAAAAACAATCATTATTCCTGATGGGAATTATAATCCTTTTTATTTTATGCAAATAATCAACAATTTAATATCTCCAAGAGATAACAATGGTGATTTAGTAGATACAAATGATATATTTGGTTATATTATTGTTACACTTGATTTAACTGAAGATTATTCAGGAAATGGTCATACTACATTTTCTACAAGTGGTGAAAAAGCATCATTAATAACATCATTCGAATTAAATTTTATTAAACCATATCAGTGCAATGATACTAAATTGCTATTATCTTCAAGAATAGGATATAATTTAGGATTCATAAAAGAAACTTACAAAGATTCAACAAGTTATATATCTGAAATGATAATAGAACCAGCAACACTGCGTTATTTTTATTTAGCAATAAATGACTATAATAACAATACAAATAATCAATTTATACCAGTTTATAAAAATTCGACAACATTCAACTCATCTATAATTGCAAAAATTTCTGTTAAAGGTTCATATTTTAGTATATTAATGGATAATGATTTAAATATTACAACAGAACCAAGAACATATTTTGGACCTGTAACTATTCAAAAATTACATATTTCATTGTTAGATGATCATGGAAGATTAATGGATATGACTCATGGAAATTTTTCATTCACATTGTTGGTAAAAAGAATTTATGATTTATAAAATTATTTGTGAATTATCTATTAAGTATTGTAAATTAATTATAATAATATATACAATATTAATATAATTATTTAATAATGAACATAGGTCGAAATCATACTACTAAATCATTAGTTAATCCAGTAAAAAATATAAATAAATCAAATGTTAATCCTGTTTATGATGCACAAACTTCATTAAATTCATGTAATGATTTGTTAAGTATGTTTAACAAATTATCAAGATACATAGAGTCAATTAAAATACTTTTTTACGAATATAGTTTAGGCAATATTTCTATGGTTGCAAATATTTTAAATTTAAAAACTTATGAAACAATATCTATTGAATTAACAAAATTATCAGCAAGTTCAATAAAATACCCAAAATATGAACAATTAAGGCAAAATTATGCTTATGCAATTGCAGGATTATATCAATCATTATTGCAAAATTTAAGAATTAATGAATTGCAAAATAGATTAAATTCTGCATTAGATAAAGCATCAATTTTAGACAATCCTGAAAGATTAAAAGAATACATAAAAAGTTTTAAATCTGCAATTTTTCCAGATACTTCAATTACAATTATTAAGGCAACAATTAAACCGCAATATGCTGAATATATTAAATTATATGGTATGCCTAGTGGTGGTGTATTTGATTTAAATAAACTTGGTGAAATTATGTTACGTTTAGGTTTATCTTAATATTTAGGAATTTATTTAGGAATTTATTTAGGAATTTATTTAGGAATTTATTTAAGAATTTATTTAGGAATTTATTTAGGAATTTATTTAGGAATTTATTATTTTTCAATTATGTTAATTTAAATTATTTTTTTTGTAAAAAAAAAAATGTGTATATAGTTTATAAAATGCCAGCAATTGAATTTATAATTGACAATTTTGATACAGAAATTACATTAGATCTTTCAGGACAATTAGAAAAAGCATTTGATACAATAGATGCTTCAGCTACAGCTGTATTATATGTAGATACATCATGTGTTATAAATGCTTTTAAAATTCAAAGTGATGCTTCTGATGTTGTAAATGCATTAGATACTGATATAAAATATTTTGTTGATAGACATGCATTTTGGAACGCAGATTCATCATATTCTTTTGCTATTAATGCTGCTGATGCTGTTTTAGATCTTAGTGCAATGCTTATTGGCGTTAATAATAACAAAAATATGGTTTGTCATGATTTTACAAGATACCTTGCTGACGAACTTTTTAATACAGTATATGGTGTTGATTTATTTAACAATGAGTTAGAATTATTGACAAATATTCGTGAAAAAGCTAAAGATGTTTGGGGTAAAATTGATACAGAATTAATTAAATGGGATATAAATGATATTAGCACCCCTTCAAATCTTCAACCAATAAATGATGATGCAGTAAGTATTGATTATAGTGGTGTGTCTCAAACCCCTACTGATACATATATCCAGGGCAGTACTTATCGTTATTATAAAAATGATTCAGGCAATAATATTACAAAAAAATTATTAGAACAAATGGCTTACCATGCACCAAGCAGATTTTCAAATTTTATGAACAACAATGGTTTAATTCAATCATTACCATTTCAAGATGGTGATACTATTTCATTAAAATTAACAATAAATCCTGCACCTGGCCAACATAATTTAACTGATCTCCAAAATCCAATTGGTGCACGAACATTCAGAATTAAATATCAATTAAGAGATGGTTTCAAAACTAGTCGTACTGGTCAAGTAGACAGAGAATTATCTACTTCAGGTTTAGAAGAAAATAATGACTTTAGAAATTTTAATCCTGTTCCATTTAATGGCGCTGTTTCTCTTCCATAATTATTTTTATGAATATTATAACTAAACATATAAATTTTATAAAAAATATATATTTATAAAAAATATATATTTCAAGAAAGTTTAATAAATTTTGCAATCTATATATTCTTTATATATAACAAATAATGCCAAGAATACAATTGTATTTGGATAAATTCGAATCTTCAAATTCGATGGATATTAGTGCTACAATAGTTCCAGGATTTATACATGAACCTTATTCAGAAAATAAAGCAGAAATAGAAGTTTCGCTATCAACATTTTTAAAAACATTTAAATTTCAAATTGATTCTTATGATATAACTAATTTAAAAAAAAATGATATAAAATATTTTGTTTTTAAAGATGCTTTTTTTAATGATGTGAATTTAAGAATAAATCCAGCAGATGCTCATATAATAAGTACCGATTTATTTCAAACAGAAAATGATAAATCTATAACAAATTATCCTTCTGGATATAAAGAAAATAAAAAATTGATGTGTCATGATTATGTTAGATATTTAGCATTAAAATTATTCAATACTATTCATGCAGTTGATTTGTTTAATAATGAAATTGAATTATTGAATGATATTCGAAAACAATGTTTTGAAACAGAAGAAGGACAAGAAGAATTATCTACAATGGATAATATTAAAAAAATAATGGAAGATATTGACGCATATAATGATCCAACAAATAACACATTATTTGATGTATCTTATTGTTCTAAATCAACTGATTATAATGTGATTTATGGTATGTCAGGTAATATTGATAGTAATGAAAATATTTGTAAAAAAATGTTAGATCAAATTATAGGAACTGATAAAACAAGATTAGCTCATTTAAGTAGATGTAGCGATTTACAATCTCTTCCTTTAAGAGAAGGGGATGTAATAATTTATAAAATGACTATGCACGCTGCTGATGGCCAAGAAAATTTGACATCAGTCAATCCAATACCTGAAAGAGTTTATGAAATAAGATATGTATTAACAAATAATCCTTGTAATATATTAAGAGCAGAAAATGAATTACAACCATATCGTTTATATAACTTCAAGACAGGAAGAGAATATCAAGAAACAGATGATATAAATAGAAGTTTAATAAGACATGATTTTGCATTGACATTACCATCTTATATGCAACATTTATTCTCATTGGTTATTGATATGAAAGTATTAGATCCTTATTTGTTTAATAATCTTACAACTGATGATATATTGGCTGTTTATATGGATGCAATGAAAAATAATTACATATTTGATTTAAATTTAAGTAAAAGTGCAGACACAATGATAGCAATAGATATTGATTATGATTTTGAAATATATATTTATGATACACATGATCATGTTCAAACATCAACATTATTATTGAATGATACAACATTATTAACATATGGTCCTGAAGAAGAAACATTGTCAAATGTTGTAAATTATGTACCAGGAAATGAAATTTATTATTGTATCAATGAATCAGAAGAAGAAAATGAAGATAAAACAACATGCGATTGTACGTGTAAATATAACAATGATAATGTTATATATTTATAAATATATTTTTTATAATTTATATTTTTTTCTTTTTACAAATTCATATTTTTTTTATAATTTATATTTTTTTTATAATTAATATTTTTTTATGAATATATATATTTTTTTATAATATATATATATTTTTTATAATTTATATTTTTTTATAATTTATATTTTTTTATAATTTATATTTTTTTATAAATATATATATTTTTTTATAATTTATATTTTTTTATAAATATATATATTTTTTTATAAATATATATTTTTTTTATAATTTATA